TCTGGAACAATTGCAACCATTGATGAAGTTAAAGAGTCTTCTGGATTCTTTACAGTTGATTACTCTTCTAAAAAACGAATTGGTTGGTTAGATGATACTGGTAAATTAGATGAAGACACTCAAGTTATTCAAGATAATGACTATTATCAAAACCTTTCTTACTCAATCAAGAGTAATCAACAGTGGAATGACATTGTAAGTCCAGTTAATAGTATAGTTCATCCTGCTGGACTAAAGAATTTTTCAGACACTCAAATTACTCAAAGTGCATTCACGGAAATAAATTCAATCGATTCTTCTATTTCCAGATATGATTTAATCGAAGAAAATAGAGTTGATACAATTAATAATCTAGGTTTAGTTTTAGATTATGATGGACTAGATTATGGCACAAGATTCTTAAAGTTCAAAAACAAGAAATTCTCAGACTACATTGAATGTAGAACCAATAGAGTACTTAGTATTGATGACATTAGTTCACAGTTTTCGAGTTTAGACCAGTCTGCATCGACTACATCTAAAATTGTAGATATTGTTCCTACTAAGAAATTTAATCGTTATCTAGTTCAAATTTCAAGTAAAGATTATACAAAATCTCAATTTAATGAAATAGTTATTCTGAATAATTCAAATGATATTGCAACTCTAGAGAAAGGTAGCATTTACACTGGAAATTCAACTGAAATCGGATATACTTCCAATCTTCTTGGAGATGTTTATGGATATAAAAATGAAAATGGTGATTATTATCTAAAATTCGAACCTTATGATAGTGTTAATACAACTTATAATATTAAGTATTTGAATAATACATTTGACAACCAAGTTCAAGGTATTGGGACTACTTCTATTGGATTTGTTAATTTAATTGGTAATACCGTATCTGTTGCATCAAGTCAGACAAAAACTATCATATCATCTCCAACTTCAACGCTAAAGTCAATTCATTCTCAAATTTGTTTAACTGATTCAATAAGTGGAGATGTGAATTATGTAGAACTTTTTGTTGACCATGATGGAACTAATACAAATATTGCAGAATTTTATTTTGATATTGATTCTGAATTAAGTTCTGGATTTATTGGTTCATTTGGCGCTTCAATATCTGGTGGAATTATAAGTGTAAATTACACAAACGATACCAATAATACAATAGTACTTCAATCTAGAAATGTTGGATTTGGTTCAACTTCCATTGGCATTGGAACCAATTATTTTAAGCAGATTGGACAACTAGATGATTATGCTAATACTGTTAAATATGAATCAAATTATGTAAATGTATCCACATCTTCAACAATTACATCTTTTGATATTTCTAAATACACGTCTATTAAGTCAACTATAAGAGTTGGAGTGGGACAAACAAGTGCCCTACATCAAATCATGCTGATTTCAGACAGTTCAAATACTTATACAACTCAATATCCATTCTTATCAATTGGTAGTACAAGTGGAATTGGAACATTTGGAGGTGAGTTAAATGGAACAATTGCATCTCTAAAGTTTTACCCTGACCCTTCAGTTTCAGGTCAATTTGAAATCTTAAGTTTCAATGAAGTGTTTTATAAAGAAAATGATTATGTGAACATTCCTCCAGCATTGACATATAGTAACATTTCAGAAGCAGTTGGAGTTTCAAGATATTATGCATTAAATGATACTGACTTAAATCGTTTGAATTTTGATATGAGGTATCAAGGTACTCCAATTTTTATGAAAACATTTAATCCAGATGATTCAAATGTTTTGGATAAAGGTACTGGAATTTTTAACATCCCAAATCATTTCTTCAGTACAGGTGAAGAACTCATTTACAGACCAAATTCAACTTTTGTTGGTGTTGCAGCAAGTTCTGTTGGAATTGGAACTACAACTTTACCTCAAACCGTCTATGCAATAAAACTAACAAATAATAAATTTAAACTGGCAACAACTAAATCTAATGCAAATTCAGGAATTGCAGTAACATTTACGACTTCAGGTTCTGGAAATTCACATGAACTTGAGATGGTAAAGAAAAATGAGAAATCTATTATCACAGTAAATAATGTAATTCAATCCCCAATTGCATATTCTTTAATCAATTATAATGTGAATAACGGTGGTCAAATTGGAACTGCATCTACTATTTTTGGGATAACCGGGATTTCATCAATTATTCTTGGGGATATTTTAAAAGTTGATGATGAATTCATGAAAGTTCAAAATGTTGGACTTGGAACGACATATTCTGGTCCAATATCATTTGCCGGCACATTCCCATTAGTAAGTGTTACTCGTGGATTTGTTGGTTCATCTGCTACGACTCATGCTAATTCATCTGTAGTATCAGTTTATAGAGGTTCATACAATATTGTTAAAAATAGCATTTACTTTACTGATGCACCTGATGGAAATATATCTGACCAATTGTTTGAAGATTTTGATAATTTACCAGAATCTAGAGCAACCTTTAATGGTCGGGTTTTCCTGAGGAAAGATTATACAAATAATCAAATTTATGACAATATTTCTGAGCAGTTCACTGGAATTGGTCAAACTTATGTTTTGACTGTAGGTGGTGCAAATACAGTTGGATTGGGTACAAGTGGTGGTAATGGTATTGTCATTGTCAATGGAATCTATCAAACTCCATCTACTCAAAATAATCCAAGTAATAACTTTAAAATTGTAGAAAATACGTCTGTTGGAATCAGTAGTATAGTATTTTCTGGAATTACTTCTAGTAATGGTTCAATTATTATAACTCAATCTGATGTAAATCAAAATCAACTTCCAAGAGGTGGAATGATTGTATCCCTAGGTTCAACCCCTGGACTTGGTTATGCGCCATTAGTTGGAGCATCTGTAACTGCAATTATTGGTGCAGGCGGGTCAATTACATCGATTGGTATTGGTTCTACTGGCACATGGGGGTCAGGTTATAGAAATCCTGTATCTATCGCAGTAACTCAATCAGGGCATACTGGTTCTGCTGCTACGATTACTGCGATAGTTGGTGCTGGTGGAACTTTATCATTTGCCATTGTAGGTGGTGGCACTGGATATACTAATCCAACTATTAATGTGTCACCTCCAAGTTATAACAACTTACCAATTACTGGTGTATCTAGACTTGGAATTGGAACTACAACTGCATGTGGAACTGGATTACTTATAAATGTGGAGGTTGGTGCAAGTTCTACGACAGGAATTGGTTCAACCCTTTTTGAAGTGTCAAATTTTAAAATTGCAAGAAGTGGATATGGATTTAAACGTGGTGATGTAATTCGCCCGGTTGGTCTTGTTACTGCATATGGACTTTCTCAACCAGTTTCAAATTTTGAATTAACTGTACTTGAAACATTTAATGATTCATTCTCTGCATGGCAATTTGGACAATTAGACTATATTGATTCAATTCAAAATCTTCAAGATGGAGTTAGAAAGAGATTCCCACTTTATTATAATTCACAATTATTAAGTTTTGAATCAAATTCATCAGATTCAGATTCACAAGTAATTGACTTTAATAATCTACTTGTAATCTTTGTGAATGGAATTCTCCAGAATCCAGTTGAATCTTATCAGTTTGATGGTGGAACCTCATTTACATTCATTGAGGCACCAAAATCAACAGATAACATTTCAATTTATTTTTATAGAGGCAGTTCTTCAGATAGTTTATTAGTTGATACAAATGAAACTATTAAAATTGGAGATTCAGTTCAAGTCTTGAGTGATAATAACAATCTCTCAAATACCATCACTCAAGATTCTAGGACTGTTACTGATATTACAACATCGGATGTAATTGCTACAAATCTTTATACTGGGCAAGGAATTGATTTTACAAATCAAAAACCAATAAATTGGTCCAAGCAAAAAGTTGATAAAGTCATTGATGGATACCCTGTATCTAAAGCGAGAGATTCTATTGAAGTTCAAATTTATCCTACTGCAAAAATTATTCGTAGTATGTCCAGTACTGATACTGAAGTTTTTGTAGATGATGCTGAATTCTTTAATTATGAAAATATTTCTCCAGGTGGTATTGATTTTGATACCTTGATTGTATCTGAAAACTCAAGTTCAATTGAAACAATTAAAAATGTAACAAATATCGAGGGATTCTCTGGTAAAATTACTGGGATATCCTCCACGAGTGGAATTGAATCAACTCAAGCGATTCAATTTACATTAGACGCCACATTATCTCCTTATAATGGGGTAAAAACTGGTAATTATATTCAAATTTTTGACACCAAAGTTGGTAGTGGTGTGACATCTTTAACAAGCAATCAATTTGGTATACTTACCGCTGGAATAAATGCATCTTTTGATGATAGATTTGGATATTCAATAGCGTCAAATTCAGACGGTACAAAATTTGCAGTAGGTTCACCGAATGCTGTTGGATTTGGTTCAGTTTATCTTTTTGATAGGACTGGAAGTACAATAACTCAAGTTGGTATTATTACAGCGGGTACAGCGTCTTCAATTAATGATGGATTTGGATTCTCACTTGCAATGAGTTCAGATGGTAATAAAATAATTGTCGGTGCACCATATTTGGATACAGGTGCAACCAACGCAGGTGCAGCATATGTGTTTGACCGTTCTGGTAATTCATTTACTCAGGTAGGAATTCTTACTGCAGCATCTAATACTAGTACATCAAACCTATTTGGACGGTCTGTTGCAACAAACTCGGATGGTACCAAAATTATTGTAGGTGTTGATTTAGGTGATGTTGGTGGTGTAAATGTTGGAAACTTCTATGTATTTGACCGTTCTGGTAACACATTTACTCAAGTGGGAATTCTTACAGTAAATTCTAATGCTCCAGCAACATCAATACCTAGAGCATCTGTTGCAATGAATTCAGATGGTACAAAGATTATTATAGGTAATCCTTATGCAGATATTGGTGCAACCAACGCAGGTGCAGCATATGTGTTTGACCGTTCTGGTAACTCATTTAGTCAAGTCGGAATTTTAACTGCTGGGACATATGCAGCAACTAATAATAATTTTGGACACTCAGTTTCAATGAATTCTGATGGAAGTAAAATTATTGTTGGGTCACCTTATTCAGACATTGGTGGAACTGATGCTGGTATGGTTCATGCATTTGACCGTTCAGGCAACACATTCACTCAAGTTGGAATTATTACCACAAATTCTGGTCATAAATTTGGTTGGTCAGTATCCATGAGTTCAAGTGGAGATAAAATGATTATAAGTTCTTTGAATGTGTTAGCATGTACATATGAAAGAGTCGGTGGTTCATTTAACTTAGTAAATTCATATACAGATAACATTAATTTTAGAGCAGAATTTGGTTACTCAGTTGCACTAAGTTCTGACGGTTCAATTGGATTCGTTGGGTCACCTGAAAGGAGCATAGACTATGGATATGTCTATGCATATTTTAATACCAGCACCTCATCTATAGGGATAGGTACAATTTTCCTAGATAATGTCTATCAGATTAGTTCATTCAACTCATCTACTGGTGACATAATTTGTGATGTATCCAATACAACAAATCTTTCTGGTATCTCTACATCTGGGTCCAATATTGGTAAGTTCTCATGGGGGAGACTTTCAGGATTCACTAGAGAATCATCTCCGATAACTCTAAACCTTAATGGGTATACAGTAAATCCTGGACTTACAACTTATCCAACAATTCAAAGGCGGGGATATGGTCTAAGAAATAATGGGGCAATTTGAGTCTAATTATGACATTATAAATATAGAAAAACCTATATTCAAATGTCTGCAATCGTAACAGATAACTTTAGAATACTGAATGCGTCCAATTTTGTGGATTCTGTAGATGATTCATCAAATTCTTATTATGTATTTGTAGGACTTTCTAATCCAACAACTTCTGGATTTGGTAGAGATTCTAATTGGAATACAACTCAACCAAATCCTACGGATAACATTGATTACTTGAATCACTATGAATCCACAATTCTATTTGGTAAGAGAATCACTGGAGCAAACATTCGAAGAGTAATTCGAAAAATTGATTGGATATCAGGTACACAATATGAAATGTATCGACCTGATTATAGTGTAATCAATCCTTCTCCAACTACTGGAGCAATGCGACTATATGATGCAAATTACTATGTTCTGAATTCTGATTACAGAGTATACATTTGCATTGATAATGGGTCTTCTGGAATTAAAACAACTGGAAATTCATCTGAAATAGAACCAACTTTCACAGACTTAGAACCAACCAAACTTAGTGATGGATACACTTGGAAATATCTCTACACTGTATCTCCAAGTGATATTATCAAATTTGATTCCTCTGAATACATTACATTACCTAATGATTGGGAATCATCTGCAGATTCTCAAATTGTTGCAGTAAGAGAGAATGGTGATTCAAATATAAATCAAAATCAAATTAAAAAAGTTTACATTCAAAATCAAGGGCAAGGTTATCCTGCAGGAACTAAAACTTGCAACTTAGTTGGAGATGGTTCAGGTGGAACTGTATCTGTTACGGTTAATTCTTCAACTAAAATTAGTGATATTACAGTCACGTCTGGTGGTAAAAATTATACTTATGCATTAGTCGATTTAGGGACTAATTCTAGTAATATACCTACAATTTACGCTGAACTAATTCCAATTATTCCACCATCAAAAGGGCATGGGTATAATATCTACGAAGAATTGGGTGCAGATAAAGTTCTTGTATATGCAAGATTTGATGATTCAACTAAGGATTTTCCAGTAGACACAAAGTTTGCTCAAGTTGGAATTATAAAAAATCCAACTGTATATGATGCAACTGGAGTTAGTACAACTCTATACACTCAGAATGAATTTTCAGCATTGTCTGGAGTCGCTTTAACCAGTTTAACTGGTGGAACTCCTGCAGTTGGAAATAAAATACAACAAATTCGTTCGGATGGTAAAAAATCCGTAGCATATGTTGCATCATATGACTCTGAAACAAAAATTCTAAAGTATTATAGAGACAGGTCACTTTATTTTTCGGGTGGAGGTGGGTCCAATTACACCGATTTTGTTGGAGTATCAACATTCTTTGATACAAATGGAATAATTGAATTTAACTCTTCAACTCAAATTACTTCTGATAGTGGTTGGAGTGCAAGTGTTGATACTACAATTACAAATACAAGTACAATCACCGTTGGAAACAAAATTATTAACTTGGGTGCAACATTTACAAATGGGTTTTCATCACCAGAGATAAATAATAAGTCTGGAGATATAATTTATATCAGTAATCGAAAAACGGTTGAACGTAACCTAAGACAAAAAGAAGACGTTAAAATTATCCTGGAATTTTAAAAAATGGCACAAAAAACAAATCTTAATGTAAGTCCATATTTTGATGATTTTTCAGAACCTAATGTAGGTGCCAAAGATAAAAACTACTATAAAGTTTTATTTCGACCAGGAAAACCAATTCAAACTCGTGAGTTAAATACACTACAATCTATACTACAAAATCAAGTAGAATCCTTTGGAAGTCATATCTTCAAAGAGGGGTCAATGGTGATTCCTGGTAATGTGACTTTTGATAATCAATTCTATGCAGTTAAGGTAAATTCACAACAATATGGAGTCGATTTATCGACTTATATTTCAAGTTTTGTAGGAAAGAAAATTACTGGACAAGTATCTGGTGTCAGTGCAACTGTTCAGTTAGTTCAACTTCCAACATCAGATGTTGATAATATCACTCTTTATGTGAAATACATCAATTCTGATTCAAATTTTGAAATTAATCCGTTTCAAAATAATGAGACTCTTTCAGCAAGTGAAACAGTTGGTTCAATTGTTGCTGGGACACCATTTGCAACTACGACTATAAATGATTCCACCTCAGTAGGTTCTGCAGCATCAGTTGATGATGGTATATATTTTATTCGTGGAACTTTCGTTAAAGTAGAAAAACAAACAATTATTCTGGACTATTATACAAATACACCATCATATAGGGTTGGTCTAAGAGTAAATGAACAAATCATCACTGAAAAAGATGATTCATCCTTATATGATAATTCAAGTGGATTCACTAATTATGCTGCACCAGGAGCACATAGATTTAAGATATCTCTAACCTTAACAAAAAAACCTTTAACAGATACAAACGATACAGATTTTGTTGAGATTTTAAGAGTTAAAGATGGTACTATTCAGAAAGTACAGACAAAATCATCATATTCACTAATTAAAGATTATCTTGCTCAAAGAACTTACGATGAGTCGGGGGATTATGTCGTTGACCCATTCGAAATTTCACTGAATGAATCCTTGAATGACCGCTTGGGTAATAACGGAATTTTCTTCAGTAATGAAAAAACAAGTCAAGGAAATACTCCAAGCGATAGTTTGGCATGTGTAAAACTTTCTCCAGGGAAAGCATATGTAAGAGGATATGATATTGAAAAGAATGGCGTAGAAATTATAGATGTACCAAAACCTAGAACCACTCAAACAGTTTCTTCAGTAGATATCCCCTTTGAAATGGGAAATCTAATTCGTATTAATAATGTAAGTGGAATACCTAAGCAAAAGAGTGAAATTTATTTCCAAAATCAAAGAAAAAATAGTAATACTGTTGCAGCAGGTACAACAATTGGTTCCGCAAGAGTATATACAGTAAATGTAACTGATTCTGCATATTCAAATTCATCTACAAATTGGGACTTATACCTATATGATATACAGACTTACACTGAACTAACTTTAAATCGAGCGGTTTCATCTATTGAGATTCCCGCTACATCTTTTATTAAAGGTCAAAGTAGTGGTGCAACGGGATATGCGGTTTCTGCGGGTTCTGGTACTAACGTAATTAGAATTCGACAAACATCTGGTGTTTTTTCAGTTGGTGAGCAAATTCTAATTAATGGTACGGATATCTATCCCAGAACTGTATCATCAGTTAAAGTTTATGGTATTGATGACATTAAGTCTGTACATCAACCCACATCAATTTCTGGATTTACAACAGCATTTATATCAGACACGCAGTTAGATAGAGTATTAAGAACTGAAACTATTACAATATCTGCTGCAAGTGGTGGAGTGAGTACAGTAACTGTTGCTACACCATCAACCTTTAGTGGAATTAAAACCGATACTATTATTAGATATCAAAGAGCGGGAATTTCAACTGAAATTTATAATAGAATTGTATCAATTTCACCCGCATTGAATTCAATGACTGTGGTTGGAGTTAATACAGTTTTAGGCGTTTGTGATGGTTCATTACCTACATCTCAATTCGTTGGCGCTTATTCATTAGGTGCCCCAAAAGTGAGGAATGATAATAAGGGGTTTTTATATGCTCAACTCCCAAATTCAAATATTTCATCTACAAACTTAAATTCTTCCACAATTACTTTTTCTGCTCAAACTAATCCTGGATTTACTCATAGTTCATCTAAGACAATCACTGTAAATACTGGAAGTTTTAATTTAGGTATAAATTCAACTTCGGCAAAATTCCAGTCATTTGATGAAGAGCGATATTCAATTTTTTATACAGATGGTTCAATTGAGACTCTAACTTCAGATAAAGTTAGTTTTCCAACTACTGACCAAGTAACATTTTCGAATATTTCCGCTGACACCAAAACAATTGCGTGTATTAATGCAACCTTTATAAAAAATAATATCCAAACTAAGGTTAAACAATATAATAGGTCTAGAACTTTAGATGTTATATATTCAAAAAATCCTCAATCTGGAGTTGGAGTTAATACATCAGTTAATGATGGATTAACATATAATCAGTATTATGGATTGAGAGTTCAAGATGAAGAGATAAGTCTCAATTATCCAGATGTAGTTAAAGTACTTGCAATTTATGAATCTTTAGATACCAGTGCCCCAGAATTGGATAAGGTTACATTTAGTTCAATTGCAAATGTAACTACAAATGCAATCATTGGTGAGAATATCATCGGAAGTACTAGCAATTCAATTGCCAGAGTTGTTAGCAAACCTTCCTCAGATACTTTAGGTATTGTTTATTTAAACAATAATAAATTTATTTCCGGTGAAAATGTAGTATTTGAAGAATCCAACATTAAAACAAATATATCCTCAATTACTATTGGAAAATACAGAGATGTAACTTCAAAATTCACTTTAGATAAAGGTCAAAAGGAACAATATTATGATTACTCTAAAATTATCAGAAAAACTGGAGAGTCATCGCCGTCTAGAAGATTATTAATTGTATTTGACCATTATACTGTCCCCACAAATGATAATGGTGATGTATTTACAATTGATAGTTATGACCAGCAAAGATATTCAAAAGATATTCCAAATATCGGGAAAAATAATATTAGGGCATCAGATACTTTAGATTTTAGACCAAGAGTGTCTGTATTTACGTCAACAACATCTTCACCATTTGATTTTTCATCTAGAACATTTGGAACTGAACCTAAAATTATCATGTCTCCAAATGAAAGTTCTTTGATTGGATATAGTTATTATCTTGGTAGAATTGATAAAATTTATTTAGATAAATTAGGTAATTTTAGTGTATTACAAGGTATACCATCGCTTAATCCTAAGTCTCCATCAAACTCAGATGACGTAATGGAGATTGCTACAGTTACGCTTCCACCTTATCTTTATGATACAAAGGATGTAACTATAGCATTAGTAGATAATAGACGTTACACAATGAGAGACATTGGAGCAATTGAAGACCGAGTAGAGACTCTTGAAAAAGTTACTTCATTATCATTACTTGAAATAAATACACAAACTTTACAAATTCAAGATGCTCAAGGTCTAAATCGCTTTAAAACTGGATTCTTTGTAGATGATTTTAAAACAACTGAGAGATTGAATACTGTATTATCTACAGTAACATTAGATAATGGAGAACTAGTATCACCTATTTCAAAAAATAGTATTAAACTATATCCAGTTTCATCTCAAACTTTCACAAATGAAACTCTAGACTTAAATAGCAATTTTGAACTCTTTGATAAAAATGTCCAAAAAACTGGAGATGTAATTACACTTAAGTATGATTCAGTTAATTGGATTGAACAAACTTTTGCCACAAAAGTTGAAAATGTAAATCCATTCCATGTAATTTCTTACAGTGGAAATATTAAACTTACCCCTGAAAGTGATAGTTGGGTTAGAACAATTCAACTTCAAGATGTTTATTTAAATCAAACAACCCGTACAAGATTAGGTTCCGCTAGAAGATTTAATGTTGTTGAGTCATCTGTAACTACAACAGTTCAAAATCAACTTATTTCTAGTGGAACTGAAACTTTCATGAGGTCTAGGAACACTGGTATTTCTGCAACTAATCTAAAGGCATTTACAAGATATTATCAATTCCTAGATGGAAATAGTGGAGTTAAATTTATACCAAAATTAATTGAAATTGCAAATGATTCATCATTAAAAAACTATGGCGCGAGTTCTTCATTCCAAGTTGGTGAAACCGTTATTGGGACAGTAGGTGCAAATAAAATAATCACCTTTAGAGTTGCACAATCAAATCATAAAACTGGTCCATATAATAATCCATCTGCAGTCTATACAATTAATCCATATTTAACTACTGAATCTATTCCGTCATCATATAGTGCATCATCTAAAATCTTAAATATTGATATAGATTCATTATGTTTAGAAGCACAAGGACTATATTCTGGATTCCTTTCAGTTGGTGTAATGTTGGTTGGTCAAACCAGCGGAGCAATTGCTTATGTTAAAGATTTGAGATTGATAACCGACATTAACGGTTCATTATCTGGTTCATTCTTTTTAGATAATCCTAATACAAGTCCACCACCAAGCGTAAGAATTTCCACTGGTTCGAAAGTTTATAAGTTAACATCAAGTTCTACAAATGAAATTCCTTTGCCGGGCAGTACATTAATTTCTTCGGGTGAAACAATTTATAAGTCAGAAGGAACTTGGGAGCAACGTCAAAAGATTACCACTACAACAACATCAGTTTATTATGTTGACCCTCTAGCACAAACATTTAGCGTTGGAGAGGGTGTTGATTCAAAAGGGGCATATTTAACTGCAATTGATTTATTCTTTGCTAGTAAGGATACCAATAATGCTCCATTAACAGTAGAGATTAGAACCGTAGAACTTGGAACCCCAACTAGAAATGTTGTTGGTCGTCCAGTTACTTTAAATCCACAAGATATTTCAATTTCTACAGATGCATCAGTAGCAACAAAAGTTACATTTGATTATCCAATTTATCTTACACCTAATTTAGAGTATGCAATTGTTTTACTCTCACCTCAGTCTGACAAATATGAGGTATGGATTGCTGAGATGGGACAAAAAACAATTGAAACCTCTAATCTCCCAGATTCTCAGGCAGTCAGATATACTAGACAGTTTGCCATTGGTAGTTTGTTTAAATCTCAAAATGGTTCTATTTGGACCTCAAACCAATATCAAGATTTGAAATTTAAATTATACAAAGCAAACTTTACATCAAATTCTGGAAGTGTAATTCTACAAAATCCAACTTTAGATGTAAGTAATGGTTATATTCCAACGCTGAATCAAAATCCAATTACAATTTTACCTAGAAAAGTTAATCTCGGAATCACAACTACGACTAATTCTACAATAATTGGAATTCTGACTACTGGGAGAAAAATTTCGGTTCAGTCTGCAACATATAACTCAGGTTACATTGTTGGTACTGGAAGTTCTGTTACTACAGTTGGAATTACAACAGGTGGTACTAATTATACAACTGGTACAGTACAAACTTACAACATTATTGGAAGTGGAACTGGATTGAGACTTAATATCACTGCTACAAGTGGCACAATTACGGGTGTTGCAGTATCTAGTGTATATCCCGGTAACGGATATAAGGTTGGAGATGTTGTAGGTATTGTAACTTCTACTGTATCACCAGTCGGGGGTAGAGATGCTCAAGTGACAATCACTGGGATTGGAACTGGAATTGACACATTGTATCTAACAAACGTTCAAGGTAATGCGTTTAATGTTGGGGTTGCATCTATTTCATATTATGATAACTCTGGAAACTTAGTCTCCTTAGCAAATACAACAATTACTTCATCGACTCCAGTTGGTGGATTCTATTCTGGTAACTATTTCAAAGTTAATCATTTTGACCATGGCATGTATGCCAACAATAATAAAATTGCAATTTATAATGTTGCTAGTAATGTTGTACCAACAAATCTAACATCAACTCTATCTACAACTGATACAACTATAAGTATTGCATCTACATCCGATTTTACTACATTTGAAAATATTTCTGTATCGGCAACAAATCCAGGATATGTTAAAATTGATAATGAAATTATTAAATATACATCATTCTCGAATGGTAGTTTAAGTGGAATCACTAGAGGTATAGACTCAACCTTAATTACACCTCATGATAATAATACCCAAGTCTACAAATATGAATTGGGTGGAGTTTCCTTGAGGAGAATCAATAAAACTCATGATATTAGTGATACTGGAATAGGAATTGACGATTATTATGTTGAATTTGATAGAAGTAATTTCGATTCAAATGTAACTAATCGACTAACTGACCAAGGTTCTGGTGGTTCACCATCAAATTCACCTCAATTATCATTCAGTAATGAATCTTCTCGTGGAGGAAACGAAGTCCAAGTATCAGAAAATATACAGTATAATAAAGTTACCCCTCACATTGCCTTATTGAGTCCAAGTTCAGATACATCTGTATCTGGTCAAATAAGAACAGTTAGTGGAACTAGCGTAAGTGGAAATGAGACCTCATTTATTGACCAACAGTATGAAAACGTTGAATTGGATAAGGAGAATCAATTAACATCGACTAGAATAGTGTGTTCAAATGTAAATGAACAACAGTATCTAAACAACATGTTGAGAAACAAATCATTTACGATGAAAGTAGATTTGAATACATCAAATTCAAATCTTTCTCCTATGATTTTCTGGAAGCAGTCTTCAGTTGAATTTATTAACAATAGATTGAATGCTCCAATTCAAAACTATTCATCTGATAGTAGAGTTAATAGTATTCTAAATGACCCACATGCGATGATTTATTACTCAAATACAGTAAATCTATCTCAACCTTCAACAGCACTAAAGGTCATTGTGAGTGCATATAGACATGCATCATCTGATTTTAGAGTTCTTTATAGTCTTATTAGACCAGATTCTAGTGAAATTGAATCATCATTTGAATTATTCCCTGGATATGATAATTTAACCCTAGACAATAATCAGGATGGATATTATGATATTGTTGATGTATCTAAAAATAGTGGACTCCCGGATGTTTATGTTCCACCAAGTTTAAATAATCAATTCTTAGATTACGAATTTAGTGTGAATAATCTTGGATATTTTACTGGATATACAATTAAAATTGTTGCCTCTGGTACAAATCAGGCATATACGCCAAGATTTAAAGACCTTCGTTCTATTGCTTTGGCATAATGATTCCAGTAAAAGGGTATCCAAACTTATATCGAGATGAAAATAGTGGTGCTATAATTAGTTGTGATAGCACTTCATATAATCAGTATGTGAGTGCTAAAAAACTACATGAAACTCAACAGTATGAAATTAGTCAATTAAAAAATGATATCGAAGAATTAAAAACATTATTAAAGG